TTTTGGGTAGCACCTCCCTGAATGAGCGACAAAAATCTAAAATTGTCGAAGCCATCTCTAATGCGGAGTCTCCTAAGGAGGCAAAGAGTTTACATGAGACGTTAAGGGCAACAGTGGGAAGCCAAAAACAAAAGGCTCCACAATCACTGAATGAAACCGTAAATCGACGATCGAATCTATCCTCTATGTTGAATTCGAGACAAAACATAAACGAAAGCAAGATTCCTGATGATTCTTTTGTAAAGAAAATGCAGAAACTTGCAGGCATTAAATAACAAAATATAAGGAGGTTAATCTAATGTCTATTGTAGAAAAATTAACCGAAGGTATCGTGAACCGCGATATGGCCCAAGAAGGCGCTGCTCTTCTTAACAAATGGGGTCAAACTGGTTTGCTTGAAGGCCTTCAAAATGATCACCAGAAGAGCACTATGGCTCGTCTTTTGGAAAACCAAGCGAAGGAACTTCTTCGTGAGGCTTCTTCATTGGGTGCTGGTGACGTAGAAGGTTTCGCTGCTGTTGCCTTCCCTATCGTTCGTCGTGTATTCGCCGGACTTATTGCTAACGATCTTGTTAGTGTTCAGCCGATGTCACTCCCTAGTGGACTGATCTTCTTCCTTGACTTCTCTTTTGGAGATCAAGAAGGTGGAAACGGTGTTTCTGGCTCTCGTATGGGTAACACACAAGGTGGTACTGAATCTATCTATGGTACTGATAAACTTGGTTCAGAAGTTATCACCGGTGTTGGACTTACAGATAGTCTCAAAGGTGATCTTTCTGGTCCCGGCCGAAGTGGTATGGTCGGATACGCTTACGCTTCTCCAAGTGGAAGTAACGTTGCTGCTTTTACTAACAGCGATCACATTAAAGTACGCTCTGCTTTCAAACTAGATGGAAGTGTATCTGAGACTCGTGCTAAGTACATTCAATATGATCCGGATCTACTAGCATCAACTACTTTGGGTGTTGTCGTTGTCGACGTTAACCAAGCGGAGATTGAAAGTGTTGCAGACGCCGCTGACGCAGATTTTGACAACTTGTCTGCTTTTGTATTTGATAAAGCAGCACTTCTTACTTACTTAAATGGAGTAACTGGTGGTTCTGCAATTGGCACTATTACTGCTGTTGCTAATATATCTCAAGTACGTCGTCTAACTAGAAAAGTTACTGCTGCTGATTCCGCTACTGGTGCCGCTGCTGTGCGTTTTGTCATCTCTTTGGACGAACCAGCACAAATCACAACAGAATCTGATACAGCAACTAATGGTGCTGGTGACCTTGCTATTGGAAAACTAAGTTTCCCAATCGTAGACCACCTTCCTGCTGCTGGTACTGTTGGAGCCGTTGGTTCTTCTAGTAACAACTTTGCTTTGGAAGGCTCCGAGAATATTCCGGTTGTTGGAGACTTGTTCCCTCTTGAAGGAAACCAAGATATTCCAGAGATCGACATCAAGGTAGATTCAACTGCCATCACAGCGCAAACCAAGAAGTTGAAAGCCAAGTGGACTCCTGAATTGGGTCAAGACTTGAACGCTTACCACAACTTGGATGCTGAGGTTGAGTTGACTTCTATTCTTTCTGAGCAAATCGCTCTGGAAATCGATCGCGAAATTCTTTCTGACTTGGTACGTGGTGCTACCGCTGCTACTTATTACTGGTCTCGTTCTCCGGGTCTCTTCGTTAACCGTTCAACTGGTGCGGAATTGGGCGCTACTGCTGCTGCTCCTGACTTCACCGGTACTGTTAGTGAATGGTATGAGACTCTCATTGAAACTATCAATGATGTTTCTGCTCAGATCCACAGAAAGACTCTTCGTGGTGGTGCTAACTATGTTGTTGTGTCTCCTGAGGGCGCTAACATTCTCGAATTCACTTCTGGATTCCGTGCTAATGTTACTGCTGACGCTGACAAAGGCGACATCGGCGCTGTTAAGGCTGGTTCATTGAGTCGTAAGTTTGACGTTATCGTTGATCCTTACTTCCCACGTAACCTTATATTGGTTGGTCGTAAAGGTTCTTCTTTCCTTGAAAGTGGATACGTTTATGCTCCATACGTGCCTCTGCAAACTACACCAACAATCTTCGGGCCTGAAGACTTCGTTCCTCGTAAAGGGGTAATGACTCGTTATGCCAAGAAGATGGTTCGTCCTGATATGTATGGCCTTGTCATCATTCGCGGATTGCTCGGTGAGTCCGGTGCTTCCTAATCTATAACTGATTAGAACACCAAAAAAGACGCCCTCGTTCTTCGGAACGGGGGTTTTCTTATTCTACGAACTATTTACATATGAATTGGGTGATACCCACATATTTATAATATTATTAAGGAGATTTATATTATGGCTAAATCAGGAAGATACTCTGCTGATAGAAAAAAAGTTCAGTCAATTACTGCTTCTATTTCGCTGACAAAAGCGGATTGTGGCACTTTTATGATGCTCAATGCAGCGGCTGGCTGTACAGTAACTTTACCTTCAATTGCTGACGCTGGTCAGGGATGGTGGTGTCGCTTTATTGTTGCAACAAACTGCTCGTCTAATGAATATATAATTCAAGAAAATGCTTCATACGATACGGATACAATTATCGGTGGAATTAACGAACTTGAAGTAGATACCTCAGATGACGGTCCAAGTTCAACCGGTTGTACGTACATTACTATTGCTAACGGAACAGATACTGTTGGAGACTTCGTAGAAGTCATGACCGATGGAACCAAATGGTATATCGCTGGTCAAACCAAATTAGACGGCGGCATTGGTTTAACATAATACGAGGTGATCAATGGGAAAACGTAATAAACGAGCAAGAACAATTCTTAAGAAGGCTAGCATTTTGGGAGAGGAAATTTCTCCCGAAGTTGCTCGTCGTTATGGGATAGAAAATTTGCTTCCACAAAAAACAAACACAGAAAAAATTGAAGAATTAAAAACTAAAAATCCTGAACCAATTATCGAAGAACCTGTTGTTCTCGAAGAACCAAAGTTTGTGACAGAAGCCGAACCGGTGAAAGTTGTGGCTGAGGAACCAAAGGTTGAGGTAAAGAAAACAACAAGAAAACGAGCGCCTCGTAAAACAACAACGAGGACAAGAAAAACAAATACAAAAGCCAGTTCAAAATCTATCTCCTCCAAGAAATAATAAATGTGTGTGTAATGCTTTGCCTCCGATGAATCGTCGTCGGAGGTTTTCCTTTTGTATTAACTAATTAGGTGTAGCGGAGGATTCCTTAATGTCATTTCCATCTTTAACACCGACATCTTCAACAAGTGCAATTGTTTTACCATCAACTGGTTCGACTGACGACGTAGCTTCATCATTGGCTATTGGTTACTATACAGGCAGTGCTGCCTTTATATCCGGAGCGGCTTCACAAGTTGCTTATACCTATAAAAGATTAGGAGGAGATGTTCTAGATATTGAAATAAAAGCTGTTAATGTTTACAATCATTATGAAGAAGCTGTTTTAGAATATTCTTATATCGTAAATCTTCATCAAGCTAGAAATGCTTTGGGAAGCGCTCTCGGTGGCACAACCGGGTCATTCAATAACAAGGGAGAATTGACCGACGGAACTGACGCGGCCCTGAAATATCCAAAATTTCAATTCGATTACGCATATCGTGTGGCGGATTCTTTTTCATCAGAGGCTGCTGTTGGAGGAACACAACCAATATATTCTGCTTCGATCGATAGAGTTTCTAATCAATCAGACTATGATTTACAAAATGCTGTGAGTGCCAGTTCAGTGGCAGGTGGAGTACCATACGCTGGCCTAGTTGG